AGATCTATCACCCCATCTCTTCCTCCAAAGGTAGCTACTAAAATTAGAAGCATACCTTTCAAGAAATTCCATAATTATATTATGCCAAAATAATTTTCTAAACTGTTTGTATAATTTGTTTAACATCACTTTCTAATTTTTTACCTAAAGAGTTAGCATGGTTAATTATAGCAGCACAAAGATTAGCTTGATAGGGAAAACCTTTTAAGGCTTCTCTAATCTTACCTACAGGCTTACCACCATAGTCAATTACTATAGCATTTTTTTCATTAAGACCAATCTTTAATTCAAACAATAAACCTGTATATGGATCTAGATTACTTTTTGTCGCCATCCTTTCCTCCATTTGACTCTACAGGTTTAAGTGTGGTCATTATGTGCATAAGAGCATATACTTCTGCATATGGTCTAGTCATTAAGTATTTCATTATATCTTGCAATGATTTAGAATCAATTACATATTGCTTTGGTTGTGGTTGTTTATCCATCTTTCCTCCTATTAGAATGGTATATCATCATCTGTTGGATAATGATTCTTTAGTGTTTTTAGTTTTTCTTCAGCACTAGCAATTAATTCTAGTTGCTTATCAATCTCATGTATAAACTGTGGGTGTTCACCAATACCTACAGACTTATCCATATATACTGATATGGTAGCTTTTGCTACACTTATATCAGCTTCATATTTTTTAGTTAATGCTTCTATAAACATTTCTCTCATTAATCTGCTCCTTTAAATTTATAATATTTATCTTCAACTAAGTTCTCATCATCAAAATAAGGATTTGATTTTGCAGACTCACATGCTCTTGCATCCCTTATAGTTTGATTTAGTGTACGATTGTCTCTAACACAAGCAGATACAAAATCTTCTACTTCCATTAGTGCCTGTTTAACTTGACCCATTACTAACCTCCTTTATAAGTCTATTTAAATACCATTGTGCTTTTTGTAAATCTTCCAAAGGCTCTCCTTTAAATTTATATCTAGAAACATATTTCAAAATATTACCTTTAAGATACCCATGAAACTCATCACTAGTCATACAATCACTAATTACATCTATAGTTTCTTTCTTACCATGTAAGTAATGTTGTGGTGCATTGACATTATCTTTTGCCATATTCTCTCCTAATAGTTTTAATGTCAATTGTTTCTATATTATAATTACCATCTTTAACTTGTCGTTTAACTACAAGGCCACTCCACCACATGTGCTGTGTATCTCTAGCAAAGTGTTCATCATGTGCTAAGTAACATCCTGCAGATAAACCATGTAGCTTTTTACCATTTGGTAAAGTAGATATAGCATAATCTAACAAATGACTATGACCTACTGTAGCAGAAACTTTATGCTTAGTCAATAAGGTTCTACCAATATTCTCACCAGATATAGCTGACCCCATAATACCAGATGGGAAATGATGAGCATAGTGAACACCATCTACTAACTTCATTTGTTTATATGGTACTTCTTGCCAACCATATTGTTTAAACTTTAAATCACTTATCTTTAGTGTACCATCTAACTCTGGGTTTTCATCCACGAATCTATCTATTCTATCTTCATGATTACCATGTAGCATAATTTTTTTAGGTTTGTGTTTACCTAAACCTTTATTAAATAAAGCTAATGCTTCATGAGAATGTTCCATATCCTTTTGATATCTTCTACCTTCAAAGGATTTCTTTGCTCTATCATAAGTTGACAGAGAATCCATACTACAAAAGTCACCCATGCATATAACATGTGTAGCTTTTATATCTGCTGCTAGTCTACCTGCCCACAGAAATCTATCATTGCTTGCTTTAGGTGTGCAATGAGGATCACCCATAACTAAATGTGTTGCCATTAGTTTAACTCCTTATCTCTTTTTTGTTTTAGGAACTCAAGAAAGTCAATAACATTAGAGTCATCATCAAACTCTGCTACAGAACTAATACTGAGATCTTTGTTTTTCTTTTTATCATCAGCAAAACCACGCAGACCCCACAAGAATGTTGAGTGAGGATCAGTAGTTGCCATCTTTATCATGCCTCTAGCTATCGTAGAACATAATTCATATTCTTGTGTGCTCATCTTAGATTTACTATCCATAATAACACCACAAGTAAAACCTTTTTGCCAAGGTGCTACTATAACCTTAACAGAATTTATTAAACTTAATTTATCTTTATCTTTCATTCCAATACCTATCATGGTTTTCACTATTATATTCTAATACTTTGTGTTCAAATCCTCTTTTCATACTAGACTTACCAAAGTGTTCTGCTTTACTTTCATCATCAAATAAATTGTTACTAAATAATTTATAATCTTTATCTTTTTTATCTTTAAATACTACAAAGTATAAATGCATATTATATATATTAAAAGAGTCAATGGTGAATAGACCCCTCAAACTATCCACCACTAAACTCTCCAGTTTCCTCCTTTGGATTTGTAACAGAAGTATACCAAACCCATTTAGGATTCTTACCTTTAGATTGCTGTTGTGGTAACAACTGCAATTTATCTCTTCCCCAACAAGGAAGTTTGTATGGGCAATATGAACATACAAAGCCCAAAACTCTATTACCAGTAGGTTTTGTTCTAAAAGTTTCAGCCACATCATCGTAGCATCTTTTAAAAGGTTTACCTTCTTTCAATGCATTAAAATTATCTTTAGCTAACTTCAATGCTTTCTGTTTATGCTCATCTACAGATAGTGGAGTTTCACATACTGTCCATTCACCTGTAGATTTATTAATAGCTATCCAACCACCGAAGTTTTTGGATTGACTTTCTCCGTATAAAAATCCTTGTGATGCATAACCAAACGAATCTTCTCTAACAACTTCATTAAATCCTCCTGCTTCTCCAAACTTCTTTTCAAAGGAATATGGTGACGCACTTTTAATATCCCAAACTTTTCCATCAATTTCAACATCTTGTCTACCTTCAATTTTTTCTCCATCAAATTTGTAAGTAACTTTTTTTTGTTCGTTACTAATATTAACACCTGCAGATTTCATAACAAATATAGATAATGCTTCTATTAAATCACCAAATGTATTTCTCATTTTAACATTATAAGGTTGGCCTTCACCCTTTATACCCTTTGCTTCCATTTGTAATTGGCAAAGAGGTCTACCAATGTTTGACATTCTTGGTTCAAACTTATCTCTTCTAGGTTCTTCAAACTGTTTTAGCAAGGCGTTTTTACACGCCTCACCAAATTCCTGCACTAGTTGTTTGTCTAACTTAACAGGACTCTTTGAAACATTATCAAGATACTGCTGAACTTTTAAAAGTGTGCTATTCATTAAGATGCAAGTATATCCTCTGGAGAATCTTCAACTACATCCTCTACAACTTTAGCATCTATCTCATCACTCTTAGATGATAAATTACTTTTAGCTTTGTTATAAGCATCAATGACTTCAGCATTTTCAGCATCAATAGACTCTTGAAATACTTTTAATGTTTCCATATCAGCTTCACTTAACTTTAAGTTCCCATCTGTATTTACCCCTATCTCTGGAACATAATATACATTACCACCTTTTTTCTGTCTCTTAGTATCTAAAGAAAAAGTACAGTTAAACATTAACTTCTTTCTTTTCTTTAGCTGGTCAAGAGCAGAACTTACAGGTGTAAAAGCAGTGCCTGTTACTCTATAAAGTATAGGTAAATTTTCTACGTTATGAGCATGGCCTTGTGCTGTTTTACCATTTGTAAATGACAATAATCCATATACAAGTTTGTAACATCTTATTGTTCTCTGTTGCTCTAACTGTTCTGGTGTTAGAGAAGATCTATCCTTAAATGCAATCTTACCACATTTAGTTCCACCAAGTATATCAACAGCTTCTTCCTTCCAACTCTTGAATATAATAGATCTATTTATATACTCACCTTTATCAGCATCATAGTGCATGTATTGCATAGCACTAATGAATGGTCTGAATGTTACAGGCTTTGCATAAACATTCTGACCTACACTAGGATCGTATGTATAGAAGTGACCAACTGGTAATTGATTACCGTCATCATCTTCTGGTGTTCTATTAATGGCTAGTCTAGGTATATTATTACCAACACTAGATCCATCATCTTGTCCTATGGCTTGCATTATTTGCTCATCGGACATGTTATTTATATTTACTATATTATTATCAGACATTTTGTCCTCCTATTTTTAAAAAGTTATATATCATATTTAAAATTATAATCAATAAAAAAATGCACTTAAAATTAAATATATCATAAATAGTATAACGCAAGTTGTCGCACCACAACATACATATAAAAATATATCTCTTAACATATTCTAGTTTCTCCATCTACTGTTTTTACTTCTAAGCCATCAGCATGTGCAAAGTATTCCCACTCTGAAAAAAACTCATGCTTATTACTTATATACAAAGTAGTTGGCTCTATCATACATCTATCTTTTAACTCTTTATACTCTAGGTAGGCTGAGTATTCCTCATCAGAATACTCATCCATAGAGTCTAATACATCATCTTCAATCATTAGGCCTCCTCTACCTTATCGGTCTTTACGTTTTCCATACCCATTTCTTCTCGTTCAGAGTCATCACCCCATTCACCTTTTTCAAACTTCTCTTGTGCTTCTTCTGGTGAATCAGCTTCTATAGTTCTGTACTCCCAAACGTCTGCGGTATAGTGTACTTTATATGTTTTAGTCATTATGATTTACCTCCTTCATATCTAACCAATTATTACCTATTTTAAGTTCAGTGTCAAGCGGAACATTAAAATCAATTTTGTAATACTCTTTTAATGCAGGTATTACTTCTGATGTGCCCTGGTTAAATATATTACTCATCACATCTTCTTCACCAGGATAAACATCAGCTACGATGGAATCGTGCACTGTGTTTACAAGTAAACTCTTTACTCCTTTTTCTCTCATTAGTTTGTATATATTTATACAAGCTAAAGGTACAATGTCAGCTGTAGCAAAACCTTG